CGGTCCCAAATGCATGGAACTTCAATGACTCCGGTTCGGCCGTGTTGTCCATGCAGCTTGCGAGATAGTTCTTCCCGGCGGTCACGATCAGGTGATAGCCGAGCAGCCGCTTATCCCAGGTCCGCGTCTCGGAGCGCCACACCCGGCCCCAGAGCGTCGCTTTCGCGACCATGAGCGAGCCGATGCTGCCCGCGATCATCCGCCCCAGGATCGGGATGCGGCGCACCAGTCGCGACCGGCAGACCTGCACCATGAGCAGGATGGCCGGCACGAACAGTTCGCCGGCCAACAGCATGCGGCAGCGATTGCGGATGCGCCAGCCGAGTGGCGTTCGCACTTCACGGTCGGGTGCGAAGTGCGCTGTGTCCGGCGGCGCGGAGGTGATGCGGCCGGTGAGCGACGGCAGGTCAGGGAGTTCGTGGAGCAGGCGGAGCATGGTCGTGGCCCTTAGTTTCACTTGAGTTCACCCAAGGGCGTGATTGTGCCCTCGAACCTCAATCGCTTCACGCCCGGCGTCTTCTCGTCGGCCAGCGCCGCCGCGTGCTGGAGTGCGAGCGTCTGCGTCCGCTCCTCCATTTCCTCTTTGTGGGATTCGATGATCGGCGACAGCCCTTTCGCGAGCGCCGCCACGGACGCCTCCGAAAGCTCGATGTCCTCCGAATGGCTGACCGTGTGACCGGCGACCTCGACGGTGCATCGGTGGACGACGCGGAGGCCGTCGGCGTCGAGGGTGAGTTGCAGTTTGTGCGTGGCCATTTGAGATTCCTTTGCCCGTCAGGCTACAGCGGTCGCTTGCCTGCTCCGATGGCCCGCTACGTCATCGAACCGACCGTCGGGATAACGTCCAGCCAGGTCGCCCGCTGCAATTGCACCGGCCCCGCATCGCCTCCCGTACCGACAACATCGAACGCATATCGATGGCGTCCTGGATTCGCCGGCGCCGTTACGACAAAAGTCACCAGGGTTCCCGGCGAAGCGTCGGGCGTACCGGTAACTTGGATCAATGGCGTTCCGCCAGCGTTCGCGGGGTCGAGTTGCAGGAACAGCGTTGCACCGCTACGCGGATAACCGGGGTCTTCGCGAACCGTGAGTGTGAACGTCGCGAAATCGGCGAGCGTGAGGCCGGAGCCGGCAAGGACCGTCGCGCAATCCACCTTGAACAATTGCCTTTGTCCAGCGGAGAGCGTGTAACCACAATCTTGGATAAGCGTGGGGTTCATCTCAGTCGCACTCGCAATCGGTGCCGCACAAGATCGTCAGATTCGGACTACCGATGCCACGGTCGATCAGGACGATGACGCCGATATCGGGCGTGACACCTGGCGGAGCGATCGCACTGTAGATGATCGGCTGCTGTAATTCGCCGCCGTAGAACGCGCCAGCGGAGACGATTCCGGCATATGGAAACGGCGAGACTGGCTTGACTGGCGGTGCCGCGATGCCGTGCGAATGAATGATGCGAGCATCTTCTACTCGCCCGGCCGAATCCCGGACGAAGACCGTCTGAGATCGCAGTGGCAACGATCCCGGCAGCGTCCGGGCAATGATCGTCCCGCCGGCAGCCAACCACGAACTATCCCGCACCACGGCGGGGCGCGTCACAGCATCCCGCGGCGGCGATCCATGGCTTGTGACTGGTTGGATAATCGGGGCGACCGCTTCGGCCGCACGAGCCAGACTCGGTGGAGCCGTTGCTCCGGATTCCGAGACCATCCCGTGCGAACACCAGACCTGTCCATCCGCCCGGTCGGCTTCGCCCGCGCGGACGAACCTCGGGAGCCGGGGTGGAATCTGGGCCGGGGTCGGGAGGGCGGAACGGGCCAACACGCTCCCGGCCGCCGCAGTCGAATCGTCACCGGCCGTTCGACTGGTTGCCGTCGCCGCGAACCGGGCCGGCGTTCCGTGCGAGGTAATCGGCTGGCTGGGCAGTGCAATCTCGCCCACGCGGGCGAAACTCGGCTGCAGAATTCCCGATGGGCGGTTTTCGCCCGTCCGAAGCGGTGCCGAATAAACCCAGCCGGCGAATGGCGACGATTCCGAATGCGGCAAGACCGGATGAGCCGGGAGCGGCGAGGCCCCATAGGGGGCGTGAATCTGCAACACGGCGCCGGGAAACGCGGGCCGCAGCTCCGGTTCGGCTACGTTCGTCCGAGTGACCGGCCGCTGAAAGGCTGGGGTATTGCGAGATGTAATGGACAAGACCGCCCCGGCGTCTGGCGGCAACCGGGGCGGCTCGCTGGTGATCCGTGATGAGACGAAGAGGTTGGTGAGGTGAGGATCAGTCGCCGAACGCGACTGATGGAACACGATTGGCCGACGGCTTTGAACGAGCATGATACTTACCGCGGGCATTCATCTTCGCTCAATGCGGGCGATTCCTTCTCGTCGGCGACAGTCACGCCGATCCCGATCTCATTCAGGGCGAACACGACCGAGTTCCATTCCGCATTGCGAATCACCAAATTACTTCCGGTCAGACCCTTCTCGGAGTAGTTCTTGGCGTTGATGATCGCCAGCCGGGTATCAGAATCGGTCGCCAGATCGGCCAGGGCCGCCAGCTTGTCGGCGGCATATTTGGTCAGGGCCGTCAACACGCGGGTCGCACAGTCGCCGACGAGCGTATGCTCCCAACGGCCGTGGAAGGCCACGACATGATCCCGGATGGCCGGCAGGCCGCGATTCTGAGGTGATCGGGGTTTGCCCGTGCCAACGTCCGTGTCATGGAAGCCAGAGTCCTTCTGCTTGCACTTGGCCTTGTTCCAGTCCTTGATCTTGTCGGCCCGTTCGAGAAGAGTCGCCATCGCTGCCTCCAAAGAAGAAAAGTTTTTCGGCCTCCGGCTCCATCCGCACGGACTTGCATTCGAAGCCGTGCACGTAAATCACATCGCCGCCGGCGTACGCATCATGCGGATAGAAAACGATGACGTTTGGCCCGCGGTGGTAGCAGCCCCAGCGGTATTCATTGCCGTCCTCGCCGATCGTGAACACCCGCTGTTCGCCGACCGGATTGACAACCACGAACTCTTCAATGTAATTGCCGTCTTCGCGGCAGCGGACATAATGCCGGGTCGTCGTATCGTCAGGGACGATCCGGGGGCGCAACCAGCTTTCGCCCTGAGCGGCCGGGGCAAGCCCCTTGAGATTCGACCCGCCGACCTGTTCGATGGATGCGTTCACTCTTCAAACTCGATCAGCCCGGAGCCATTGACCGTATTGGGGCTGTTCTGGCGAATGAGGAACCCCTGGCCGCCGACGACCATGAGCGGATTTCCCTGCGGCGTGATGTAGTGATACACGCCGTTGTACTGGGCCACGTTCACCGTCTTGAGTGGCGTAACCACCGTCGGTTCGGCCGTGTAATTCGTCTTGCCCGTGGTCTGGATCGTCTCGGCCCGGCCGGGGTCTTTCTTGAGCGGAGTCGTCGAGGTCGCAGTGCCGGCCGTGCCGAACGTACAACGGGCGAAATCGGTCACGTCGGGGGCGTTCGTCGAGGTCGCCCCGTCGTGCGAGGCCATCGCTTCGAGAATCTTGATCGGCTGGTTCGCGGCGGCCGCGACGGAGCCCATCGACTTGGCCGTGGACGCCGTCAGGCCCAGCGTGCTCCACGTCTCGATGAGCTGCATGTATGCCGAGCGGCGGCTGAGTTGTGACCGGCGGAGGCGGTGACCAGCGCGGCGACTGACGGTTTCGACAAGCGGCGAGAAGTTATCGAGTGGTTGTAGGGCGAGCATCGTCAATCCCCGGAAGATGGTGTTTCCCTTCTCACCCAATGGCACTGACTATTCCGACCAGTGGGTATGATCCTCCGCCTGGCGGACCATCACCGGTCGCAACGGCGGCTGTGGGGGCGGCGGAGGCGGCGGAGGGGGAGGCGACAGGCTCGGCAACCCGTGGCCGGTCATGACCGCACCGGAATCGGGCGGGTCTTTCGTCCGGATCGGTTCGACCTGACGAATCGTGCTATCGCCGGGGAATGGCGGCGGCGGGGGAGGCGGCTCATTCCAGGTGATGATCAATTTTCCAGCCTTGCCGGCGGTCCCGCTGCCGCTCGGCGCCGTGCCGCCAATCCCACCGATATTAACGCCATCGAAGTGGCCGCTAGGACCGCCGTTGCCGCCCGCGGTGCCGATGCCGTTACTACCCGCAGTGCCGCTCGCCGTGTTCGAGCCGGTCGATGCACCCGCCGTTCCAGCCGCACCGCCAACACCGGGTGTTGGCCCACTGGTGTCGGCCAGACCGCCTCGCCCGAAGTCGGCCGATAGCACGGTCACCACGGACGGGTTAACCAGCTTGGTCGGGCCGCCCCCGTCACCGCCGGCACTGGAAGTTCCGGCTGCCCCGGCCGTGCCGACAACGACCGTGTAAATGTCGCCGGGTGTAACACCGAGACCTTGCGAAGCCCAGGCTCCGCCGCCGCCACCGCCGCCGCCGGACACGCTCCCGAATCCGCCGCCGCCGCTTGGCCCCCACGCCTCGGCGAAGATTGTGGTAACGCCGGCGGGGACGGTGAAGGTGCCGGAGGTCGTGAAGAGTTGGAATGGCATGATAGATAGATGGCAGTCAACCAAACGCCCCTTCTTTGATCGGCATTACAAGAAACTCTATAAGATCGAGTTGAATATCGAAATCGGGTAGATTGACCCAACCTCCGGCTCCCCAAACGGGCCATATGACTGGGGCTGACATACCAAACCCCCGTGCAGTAATGTTCAACGCCCCGCACTTTGAAAGCGTGTACACGGGCTTGTTTCCTTGAGAAGTCACCCGTTCCACTGTCCAATTGATTCCGGATACGCAAAAAAAAGGGTCCGGCAAATGAGACCCATGAGGGAAATCACCGGGAACTAGCGGAATGTTTCCGTCCCATAAACCAAGAGCCAGCAGGAGTGGAATGTCAGTCCCGGTCGAAGAAAAAGCCTGAGCGATAATCGAGTAACTAAAGAACACTTGACCGGAAACCGGCACCGGATTGACAGCCCCCGATCCGGTGCCTACTGGTTGCATTTGCAACGCACCGGCCGAAGCATCGAGGTCGTACAGTAGCCGCGGGTCACCCCCGCCCCCAAACCCCTTCAGCTCCCACCCCACGCCCCCCATCCCCACCGCCCGCCTCGCCAGCACCTGCACCGGGCTACCCGCCGCCGTCGGCGAAAACGTCGCCCCGTCGATCGCATACGCCGGGTCTTGCGTGGTATTGATCCGGCCGCCGATGCGGTCCGCGACGGCCGGCGTTGCCCACACTTCCCCGAACGTGTAAGCCGTCTGGCCGATCGAATCGAGGAACGACGTGAGGATGCGGACGGGGAACCAATCGGAGTCGGTGGGGACGGGAGGTAGCATGCCTCCCCGATGGCAGTGCTTACCCGAACACCCGCTTGTATGGGATACCCGCCTTAATCAGGTCTTGCACTACTTCGCCGGGATGGGCGTGCCCCTTCATCCGGTTGAACCATACCAAGCACGCAGCCTCGATCGGAAAGTAGTACTCGTAGCCCTTCTCAGGAACATTAGGGTGGGTCGTCGATCCCCGCGGTGGATTCGGTTTGAATGCGACCATCAAAATCGCCCGCGTTCCGGGCGCGGCCCCGTTCGCCGGCGCGAGGAACTTGCTGACGAACCCGCTGGCCAGCATCTTGAACCCGTAGACATGGGAACTCGCCGGGGTCGGCTCGTAGGGCAGGCCGCCGCTGTCCGGGCCTTGATTCGAGCCCGTCTGCGGGGCCACGGCGAAGCCAGGGAACTTCGGCGTCCAGGGGATGCGACCAGGCCCGAGTCCACCTCCCGGAGGAGGGGCAAGCGAGGGCAGAGACGAAGGGATTTGCGGCATGATTTGAGGGCTCCCTTTTGAGCTGGAAATGAGCTCAGAGCCCATTGTAACCAGCACGGGGGACGGTGGCTACTTGACTCCGGGCGTGCGTCGTTCGAAGATGAAGTTCCCGAAGGAGCAGCAAATGGCCCGCGACGAGGACCAGGAATATCGACCGCGGAAACGCCGCGAGCCGTCGCCGCCGTGGGGCGCTTCCAGGGTACTCTTCCCGCCGATCCTGCTCGACATCGGGAAAGTGGTCTTGCTCGGCGTTGCCGGGCTCACCGCGCTTGCCGCAATGGTGCAAGAAAACTCGATCCAAACGGCAGCGCTGGCGGGACTGGCGTGCGTGGCGGGCATCGCCGCGAGAATCCTCCAAGCCGAAGAGCATCACATTCAGAATGAACAGAATCGACGGTATGAGGAGGAAATGCGGGAGTATCGGCGTTAGCCGACCTTCTGCACCACACACCGCGTCTCCGAATCACCCGCATGCGATGACATCACTTGCCATGTGGTTCCGTCGCCTTGCACGATTAAGCTCCCCGGCTCGAATAGAAAGATCGCCTTCAACGCCCACCCATCCTGGCCGGCCAGCTTGACCGGATATGCGGGCTGATTCGCATGCGGATCGAGGTAGCGGCTCACCGATTTCGACCATGGCCGCACAGTGACGAACTCGGTCCACTTCCCAGCAAGCGTGGCCCACGGTGGCGGCGATGCTTTTTTGCTCTCGCTCATGACCCGCCTACGTCAAAAAGGAGTCGATGATCTCGCTCGTTGTAGAGGCAGAGGCCATCATTGATGAATCCGTTCGCGAGCCATGACCCGCCACGAGTCGCAAAATAATACCCATCGCTAATCGAAAGAAAAGCACTGATGATCGTGCCGGGCGATACCCAATAGATGTAATTCCATCCGCCATTGCCGTTGGAATCAGTGCCCATCTTGGCGTTAACAGAAAAATGGAACGTCAGGTTCCAGCACGAGAAACCGCGAACCGGGTCCGGCACAATCTCTTCATCAACGCCATCGAACAGGACGAACCCGGCCGGGTAACCCAAGAAGGGCGTCGAGTTCACTGTGCCGATGAATGGCAAGACTCCATTGGCCGGATCGCCGTGAACGCGTGTGAACAGCGGGCTACCAGGGAACCACGCTTCGAATGGCAGGCGATGCCACTTGTAGGCGACTTTTCGAACTGGCTCAACCTTGCCGACGTTCCGCGGGATGGGAACACCAGCAGGGCTATTAAGGCTAGCGGTGCGATAGGCGAACCCCGAACCAGGTAGGTTCAGCATGCTCGCATCGACCGTCGAAGGCAATTGTTCGACGTATCGGTTCGCCTCGGGCACGATCCCATCCGCGGCGAGGCTGAAGAACACCTGCTCGTGGCGGACAATGATCTTGGCGGATTTGTAGGCCGGAACTGAATCTGCATCATCGATCCCGGCGCTCCGGGCGCCGGTGATGCTCTCAATGGCAATGGCAGGATACTGAGGGAACCCCGGCACCGTGAACGGCATCACGCGGGATAACACATAGTCCGGGGCCGAGCCAGCCAACGCAACACCGCCGAGCAGCGCGGCCACGGCATTGTCCCGCTGGGCCCAGTCGCAGAACCAGGCCCGCGTGATCGAACAGCCTTGCGAATCGAGGCGGAACGTCGGGTGTGAGCCATCCTTCACGTCGGCGGTGCGGAGATTGATTGCCGCCAGCTCTCCGGGGGAGAATGGTCGAAGCGAACCATCTGGGTTAACCGGAAGTCCCATCTTTAACCAATCCCCATCAGCCTAAGGTGTGAGGCCGCTTCTGCTCCGGCATTGCTTGTCGAGCGAAGGTCATCTCGTCGATGAATCTGGTTCGGCTCTTCGCCGTTCTTTTCGCGCTCGTATTCGTTGAATGCCTTCATGAACTCCTGGATCGTCTCGATGATCTTCTGGGCCGCTTTCATCTCGATTGGGTCGGCGTTGAGCGCCGTCAACTGCGTTTCCTTCGCGGCTTCCGCAACTCCGGAGTAGGACGCCTTCGGTCCCATCGACATGGCGAGCGATTTAAGAACCGCCTGCATATTGGCGTCAAACTTCGTCAGTGATTCGTTCTTCGGCGTCGCCGCCTTGATCTCCTTTGCGCTCAGCAATGGCTTGGGATTGAATGGCAGTTTTTTCGCTTCGCTTTCGACGCTGGTGAACAGGTCGGCGAACTTCGGTTCTCGCTGTCGCCGCATCATGACGGCGAGCCTGTTCCGGGCCAGACTGCGTTCCTCATCGCTCAATTCCGGCTTGCCCTCTTTTTGACGCCGAGCATTGATCTCCTTGAACTTGTCCTCAAGACCGGCAAGTAGCCTCTTGTCCTCCTGGGCTTCGTATGGTCTACCGCCTGTTAGGGCCGTAGGAACCTTTGTCGCCCACGCATAGTAACCTTTGAGCGCCGGCAGCAGCTTCGCCGAGATGTAATCGCTGAGCGTGAGGATTCCCGCCGCCAGCAATGCAAACGGCGGGAGAAACACCGGGGCCAACGAGGCTCCAAATACTTGAACGGACTTCTGGAAGACTCCAAACCCGCTGTTCGTTTGTCCCAGAATTGTTGAGAGGGCATATAACGGGGCCAGAATCGCCAGGAACTTGCCGGCGACGGCCTTCATGAAATTGAGACCGACATTCGCTCCGCCTCCGCTGGCCTCTGGCGAATGAACTGGCGGCGGCTGCTTGAATGCCCCAGCATTCTTGAACGACACCGGCAGCGGGTTCGGCCCGGTGATGATGACGTTCATGGGCCGGTCGAATGCAGAGACTTTGTTCTCTTCCGGCTTCGCCCCACCCAGCCCGAATGCCCCGGGCGTCATCTTGATGGCCGGCGGTTCATCGCCCGGTTTGAACCCGTACGGCTTCTCGGGCGACCCGGCCGGCGCCGGCTTGGCATCGGCCAACGGGATCGGCGGTGATTCCACCGTCATGCCGAAGCCATACGTCCGTTGCACCGGGGGTTTCGGAGTGACGATCCCAGATGGGCTTTCCAGGGGGATTGCCGAATCGTCGCGGGTGCGATGTTGCTTGACCTGGGCGGCCGCTGTCACGATCTGCGAAGCCCAATCGGGGGCCGACTCTTTGCCGCGGTCGCGATTGGCGAATTGAAAGGCAACCGAGTCATGCACCTGACGACGCAGCAGGTCCATCGCCACGGCGAGTAGCTTGGCCTGACGCTGGTACTGTGCCACGTTTTGCGTGTCGTCGTTCACGTTCTTCCCGCCAGAGCCGGCCCTGAACCTCGCGATCGCCGATGCCGTTTAGCCAGAGGTGCCGTCGATACGCTTCTTCCGCCGTCGGCATCCCCTCGTCCAACGGATCGTCCAATTTCGGCGAGCCGTCATCGTGTCGCTTGATAGCGAAGAGTCCGTACAGTTGGTCATCCGTCAGGCGACCGATTCGCTCGGGGTCGTATTTGAAGGGGGGGTTGGCGAGTCGGATGATGCATTGCCGCTTGAACTCAGATAGTCCGGCGGGAATCCAAGCACTGCCAGGACTCCCGCCATCACTTTTGGGTCGGATTGCTCCGCGGCCACGATCCGGACAAACGTATCTTTGAGACCCGCCTCGATCATCGCTTGGACTTGCTCTTCGCTGATGGCCGGGTTGTCCCTCTGGAAAATGATGTGCAGTATCTTTACCAAGCCGCTCGGTCGCCACAACGCCGTGATATACCCTGGCGAATCCACGTCGAAATAGCCTTCGGCGGCGTCGCGAATGGCGGCCCGGTAAAGACCCTCGCGGGCTTCGTCGGGGACGTCGCCGCGGGAAGCCTCCGCCTTGGCTCGATCCTTGAGCCATTGACTGAACTTCGCCTGCTCGATCAGCGTGGGCTTGCGGACGGTGTAGGTGACGCCCTGGAAATGGAACTCCGTGCCGACCCCGAGCAGGTCGCCGAGATCGACATTCATCATCCGCTCCCCGGATCGCTACGAGTATAAGGGCCGGCGGCACGAGCAGTAACATTTACGGTAAATCGATCCTTGACGCGGCCGCCGTTCTTGCTCTCGTACACCCGCATGATTGGAAAGATGAACGCTGGCTGGTTATCGGTCACCGAACGGTACAATTTCACATCGGAAAGAACGTTGCCCATTGCGATTTCGATGTATGGCCCCGTCGCCAGGTTCTGCACGATTGTCAAGCGCGCCTCGGCAGAAAAAACGCCGAGATCGTCGTTTTCGAATCCCTGATCAAGACCCGTGGTCCCATCGAGGCGGTCGGCTGTTTCGGTTACTTCCCATTCCTGAACGCCGGCGATGACGGCCCCGTTGACCGTGGCGACGAGATATTTTCCGGAAATTGTGTTGAGGGCGGACATCCTACCCCTTCGGTGCGATAGGCGTGAGACTGAGTGTCACTGTGTCGTCAGTCGTTTTGCCGACTGTCGCCGAGTAATGTATTTTTTTGCCTTTTGCATCGATGAGCCTCACATCAAGGCTCAGCCCATCGCGGATATGACCAAGCACGTCGGCCATTTTCGCGGCCGAAAAGCTCCAATTATTTCCGTCAACATGTGTGGCATCGATGCCGTAAATTGAGGCGATGGTCGCGCCTTCGGTATTCAGAACGCGAACTAATGAGATAGAGTTTTCACCGGCCATGCCGACCCGATGGCACGTTTTCACGCGGGCCGGTCTTCGAGCGTTTCGGCGATGAGCGAAATCAGCGACCAATCAACGTTACTGTCGCGCAGAGCCGCGGCATCGAAAATCGGTTGCGGGTTCGGGAAGACATCGTTTGGCGAACCTGATGAATCGAAGAACCCGGTTTTCTGAAGCGTCAGAAGCGTGACGCTCGGCCAGATGCTATCGCGATATATCCGTAGATTTGGGTTGTCGGCGATGCCGCCTCCCGAGGCGAAGGCCAGGCCGATCGTAACCGGCCGCTGGACGGCGTAGGTCAATAGACCGCGAGTCCTCGAAGTGCCGATTCGCTCGATTTTTTCCTCGTCCCCCACGCTCACGGTGACCATCGGCAGCTTGTCCCCATCCAGCTTGCACGGTCGCTTTCGTTTCGCGACCACGCTTGGCGGCGGCGTCAGCCCGAGCGTCCCAATGATCTTGCACACGGCTTGCGAGATGCGTTCGGAGATGGCGTCATTGGGCATGAGCGCGGCCTCGATACTTCGGATGCGCCTTGACCACTCGATTGCATGCCGCAGCCAGTTGGTGCCAGAACTCCGATGAGCCAACAAGCCATCGCCGGTAAGCGAAGCATTCGAGATTCATCAGCCGATCAAAGGATCGCCGCTTCTTCATCATTCCACCAGCGTGCATTCGCAGACGAATATCCGGGCTTCCATCGGGCTCGCGGTAATCGCATCAATCCGCCACTTTCGCTTCTCACTGACGATCTGCGATTTCAATAGCGGCCGTTCGAGTGGTGTCACGTCGGCTGTAAGGTTGGTAATCGTCCAGGTCGCTTTCGTTGCCACCACGTCGCCATGCTGCTCCGTCCGTTCGGCGTCCTTGTTGCCACGGATTTTTACTGGCGAGGCCCAACTATCAACCTCGCCTGTCTTGTAGGCCAGCAGTGAACATTCACGGAGTACGCCGCGGATTGTGCCACGGGTCCGGAGGAAATCGCGGACTGGATCGACCTGAAACATTACCAGCAACCTGCATGGCCTATAACCGTGAATGGACCGCCGATCATCTGCTGGGCCTTCAAGAGCCCTTCGATTTGAGCCGCGTAATTATTGACCGTCGCTTGCAGACTGGCCCGATATTCGTTGAAGCCAAACGTTCGTCCACCTTCGGAATAGGTGAATACGATGATTTGATCGGTTGTCAATGAATCGAGTTCGGCGAGTCGTGTGACGGCGTTGGCGTATTGGTCCTGGAGGTTGTCGAGTGGGGTTGCCATGTCAATCGTCCAAGAACTCGACAGTTGGGATTACACCGAAATTGGCGATGTCGCGGGCGGCTTTCGCCGCAAGGATGGCCGCTCGGGTCGGATTTTCTTCCTTCGGATCGACCGACACGACAATCGGCGCGACATGTGTTCCGACGGGAGTCACCCTGGCGCGACGATGGCCGGGCACAAGCGGAGGATCGCGCGGCTCATTACTGGCCGCAAGGATAGTCGGCATCGTCGGGTAATTGCCCCACTGAGAAGGCTGACCCGCACCAGGTGGCGTTTCGGCTGTCAATGGTGCAACTTCGGTTGTTGCATTGATCTCGGTTTTGTTCTTCGCCATCGACTTATCTCACAACGAAGTAATTGAGCACGTCGGCGGCGTGGCTAAACTTGTACGTCAGATCATCGAGCCGGAAAAGCGGCCCGATGATGAGAAACGGGATGGAAACACCGACTCCAGCGCTGAGGACAAGACCGCCAGTTGCCCCATTGGCATCCGTAATCGTTACGGTTCCGAGGTTGGTGGATGGTGTTTGGAAAAAAACCGTTCCCGATGTTGTCACCGGGAACTTGTGCGCGACGGTATCGGCTTCGGTGATTTGACCGCCGAGCGGACTGAGTCCGTTCATGATCAAGCCCCCTTGTTCCGCTGAATATGGAAGGGCGACAAAACCTGAACCATCGTCGCCATATCCCAGGCGAACGCTGCCGCGATTCCCTGCGTCGCCATGACGTAATCACTGGCACTGATCGCTTGACTGGTCGGTCCCCATTTTTGCCGGCGGCAAGCGAATTTCGCCGGGTTCAAACGATACCATCGCATGCGGGCCAGAGTTGTGGTTGACAAACCGAGGCCCGGAGAGCGATTCGGATCGGCTTGCGTTGTGCTGGCGATATGTCGCGCATCCAGCCACCGGCTGACAATCGGCCGGAGGTAGTTCTGCCAGGGGTTCTGCCCCTTGGCCATTGTGTTCGGGAACGTGCCAGGGGCGGGTTGTGTCACCGCCATTGGCGAGGTCAATGTTTGTTGCAATCCCGAGAATTCCCCAACGCCCTGAAGCCACATGGCCCATTTCGCCAGTGGGGTCGGTAACACGCATACCGGCATGTCCACCACAATCGGCATGTCGGTGACGGGGTGATAGAGATTGCTGATCTGCATATCCGACTGCATGAACGCATCGGGCGTGCTCAACGGGTTCACGATGTCGTTAGTGACCGTTCGAGAGGTCCCGGCGGGATTGGTAATCGTCGGGCCATAGGTGTTGTAAGTCGTGGCCGCGGAATCCGCGAGCATGCCGAGCTTGAAGTTGTTCGTCGTGCCAACGATCGCATCGATGGCCAGTTCGTTCTCACGAAAACGGAGCGTGTATCCACCATCGTTGGCCTTGCTGAGAATCTGGCCACCGGAGATATCGATCTCCAAGGTCTCCTTCGTGATCTCGATCTTGCCGGCGTATTTCTTAACCGCACCCGGTTCGACCCAGAGGGCGGACATGGAATTGTCCGGGTACTGCGCACCGGGAGCGGTCTCCTGCGCTGGCGAGAACGGCCCGAGGATGTCGATGATGCGTTCGCCGCCCTGGTAGAAGATCGCCTCACGGATTGGGAACAGGTCCGCCAGTTCGAAATCGGGCGTGTCATAACCGAGATTGAACTGAGCATTCATCAAACCGCCGGTCGTCGCGGTCCATGCCGCGACGTTAGCCCAGACCGACGGACCGATGGGAGCGGCCGATTCTTCCTGAACTCGTTCGTAGTAGCTGACACCGGGGAACATGTCGCCTTGTTCGCCGAGCCGGAATATGGATTTCCATTCGCGACCGATCATCGCTTCGGCCAGCATGTCGAAGCGAAAATCGGAGGGCTTGAAACGGCGCTTATCGGCCGGGGCCATCGCCGGGCCGCCACCCTCGCGAAAGAACTTCCTGCCCTTGCCATCGCAGAGACCGACCGCCTCGGCGACCTTGGCCGCCCAAACCTGCGCGAAGACGAACGGCGGGACATCCCGCGGCATCTCATCGCAGAATTGCTTGTAGCGCTGGGCGATTTCGCTGTAGGCGACTAGCATCGGATAGACTCCACTTGGCAAGTATGATCGGGTTCCGCGGCGGTCCTTTAGGAAACGGCAACCTCGCCGCCATCGAGCGTGGCTGCGTCGCATTCGAAGGTCAATTCGGTCGCGCCGACGATGGCGGGTCGCGTGAGACGGCCAATGGCCTTGCTCACACTCGCCACGATCTCGACCTTCTGCGCGTCCAGCGTGGTCGTTGAGATACCCTGAGCCGGACCGACATACGCGCCGACCTGGGCCGCGGAGCCGAGGGCCGCACACGGCTTGGTAAACTCGCCATTGGCTAGGATCGGGCCGTCAGTCACATCAGTGCCGTCGGCGGTTTGCAATGTGGTTCGGCGAGCGGCCGAATAGCCGCGAAAGACCGCCTTGAAGGAGGTCTGGGTCGTGGCATGGTCGGTCGCGCCAACATAGCTGGCGGCGCCCTTGTCATACTGGATGCCAGCGGCATTCGTATCCGTCGTGTCCGTGAACACGGCATCCCCGTAGCCAACAGCGATGCCGCCCTTCCAGTTCGCCGTTTGATGGCGATACGGGCCTTTGCCGGTCTCGCCCGCCATGCCTTTGATCGCCATTAGTCAGGTCTCCAAGTCGTGAGTCTGTGAGCGGGTTTTCTCACCACGCAGCGAACGAGCGTTGTTCCGTGGTTGCAGCATTGAGCTTCGGGGCCGGCGGCGCCGATCCACCGGACCGCGGGCCCGTCTTCGCGCCCTTCTTGTCGGCCAGCGATTCCTGAATCAGCGTCTTGCGATCCGCCGCTTCCGGCATGCGAGAGAGGGCTTTGAGAAGCCCCTCGCCAGGGTTCTCCAGGCCGAACGTCTTGCACTCGGCGAGAACCGCCCATGAATCGAGCGGAGCCGATTCGATTTTTCTTTTCTTGCCCTTCTTCGGCTTACTGCCTTCCTTCGGCGTCTCCTCCTCTTCCTCTTCTTCCTCTTCTTCCTCTTCCTCATCCGGTCCCTTGCCGGCCAGCAACTTCTCGTGAGCCTTGATGTACTTGCTGATCTCTTTGCACGCTTCCTCGCTGGTCATCTCGCCGCTCTTGTACTTCTCCAGGAAACCAACACAGGCCGCGTGGAACCCCTGCCAAAGTTCATCCTCCGGCTCTCCGCCTTCATCAGCTTCCGGAACGCCCACGCTCATATCCGGGCCGCCGTAGTCATCATCTTCACTGGCGAGCAACCACCGGCGGGCGCCCTTCTGCGCGGCTTGCTCCTTGAGTTTGGGGCGAACCTTTTCGATGAGGTCGCGGAGCTTGATTGTGTTCGACACGTCACTTCCCCCTTGTTCAAACAGGCCGCTGGTTGTTGCCGGCCCAATCACCACATCAACGGATTCGACATTGACGACTTCGCTAACATCGTCCCAGCCATCCGCCGCGCGCTTTGCGTCACAGTCCGCAACATGGCTCATCCCACACGATTTCGGGTGGTGCTCCACGTCGTGCAGAAAGGCTTCGGCGAATGGGTGTTTTGGATTGATGGCGAGATCGCCGATCGGCATGCCGTCTTCGGACCGCTGTCGCGGATTCTGGATGATCGCAACTTTATCTTCGTATCGGCGGGATTTGCGGGCCTCGCCGTGGTTCAGGAACACCGGCCGGCCATCGTAGCGCTTGACTCGATCACCTTCGAAGGCTTTGCGGCCATAGCGGCGGCGATGAAGCGAGATGGGACCGCAGAGGAGGACATTCTTGACGATGGGATACGCGCCGGTACGATCTACGGTGCCCCCGTGAAACTCAAAGCGCTCGATGATGCGCTGCGTGGCCATGCGGGGCAGATGGCACGCAATTATTTATCGCGACGGCTTCCGATACTTCCCCGCCTTCTGGTACGCGATCGCCGCGGCCTGGGCCGGCTTCTTCCCGGCGTTGCGCTCCGTCGCGATGTTCTTGGCGATCGTCGCTTTGCTCGAACCCTTCTTCAGTGGCATGGTCAAGTCTCCCCTATGAATCACTTCACCATCTTCGCCTTCACCGCCTCGACAATCGCTTCGCGATCCAGCGTAATGTCCAGCCCCATCACCTCGTTCACAGCCTCGAGCGCCGCGATAATCCAGTCGGCCGCTTGGTCCATCACGTCGCCGCTCGCCTCCCCTTCACTCAATTTATGCTTCGCCCAGACCAGCCCATGAGCCAGAACCTTCGTCGCCAGGCTCATGAACAAGTGGCTTCCGATCCCGGTTGCGTCGCGGATCGGATCAATATGCGCCCCATGCTGTAGGCCACTCGATGTCGGGGCGTACCCGAACTTCGACAGATCATCCGGGGTGTCGAATACGGCTGAAACAATTGGCAGGACATGCGGCGAGATGCGGACGAGAGCGGCTTGGACCGCCTCATGAATCTTGCCGGCGAGAGTTTTGACCTTCCCCCAGGTCGTCGCGTCCCTGGCTTCATCGGGGAAGTCTTTCGCTAGCGCCGTGAGTGTGTGCGGAACGATGGCATCCGGGCCGCTGATGGTTGTAATGTGCTTATCGACCGGCTGGCCGTGATCATCGAGCGATGCCGATGGCCGTTCGGTCGGTTCATCATCGGGGTGAACCCAGACATGGCGGGTGACGCCGTTCTTGTCGGTGATCGTGGTGCGGACGAGGCGGGAGCGGTCCTCGCGCATCTTGGGGTTATTCGGGTCGAACGTCCCGATGTTATCGACGGCCTTGATTTGGGTGGGATTGAAGACGATCCAGACATTACGGCCAGGTCCACCGTAATCGAAAATGCCATCGAAACCATCACCTTTTAGGAGTTCTTCCGTGCGAGAATGGATTTCTTTCCACCCGTCATCAATTGCTGATCCTTTATTATCTTTCTGCCACTGCTGTGCCACTTTTGCTTGTGTTTCAGTAAATCGACCATAGTCGCAGGGATTGCGGACGTTGAGGTAGACAGCTTTCATTTTCCGTCCATACGTCTTTGCCAAGTCCTCATTTTCAGAAAACCAAAATCCAATATTATCCTGCTTCGCCTTGGCGAATTCATCGAACGATGCCGACGTTCCGTGATACACAATGACCGGCTTGCCATTTTTGCTAACCCGCGAACCTTCAACTGAGTGCGTTTCCTGGGGGCTCCCATCCGCCTTGACCACTTTACTTGCCTTCTTCGGATCACCCTCCCAATCGCCAAACCACTCCTTAAAAGCCTTCGCCTTTGTTCCATTCTCCGCATAATCCTTCGCGGCCTCTTCCGGTGACTGCCGAGTGGCGGCCTTCGGTGGCTCAGCCTGCTTGCTCGGCGTCTCGCCGACCGGCTCTTGCGCCGTTCCCTTCACCTGCTTCCCGTCCACGTAATGCCGCTTCGCGCCGCGCTTGTCCGTGATTTCGCCAGTGAAACCCGATTCCTTGAGGGCACGATCAAATGATTCCGAGGCCGGTTCATCCTGGGCAAGCCCGTCGGACACGACCACGGCACCATCTTCGGCCAGGCCCCGTAACTCCGCCAGCAACTCACCCACGGTCTTCGCCGCGTCGCCTTCGGCCGGGCTTGCCTTCATCGCTGACGCCAGTTGCCCACGAAGATCGCCCACCGGCTCGGCCCAGCCATGCTCCCAGAGGTGAATCGCGTCGGGATAATCGTCCGGGTCGAGGCCGTCTAACCATGCGCCGACGTTCGACCAGCCCGCATTGCTCGCGAGAGGAATCTGCTGGCCGTCGTCGGTGTTGAGATAGAGGCCCATTTACTTCGCTCGCTGTGCCGCCGGCGGCAACTTATTGCCCGGCGTGTTCAAGAGTTTCTTGAGCTCCGCCACGTTCTTCACTTCATGCATGCCGGCCACGCGGAACGAGCCGAACCCGCGACGGTAGAAAATCCGCCGTTTCGACTCGTCATGTTGGCCTTCGCCCTTGGCGTTGAATACGGCGGAATCGTCGATAACCACGGTATGAAATGTCGCCTTGTTCGCCTTCTCCCATTCGGCCTTTCGCTCCATGGCCGACCGCTTCATCGTGATCTTGTTGGCCTTGTTCGTCACCATCGTTTTGAGTTCGATGCCGTGCTGAATGACGCCGCCGGTGCCGACCACTACATCCACCGGTTCGTTGTCCTTGAACGATAAACCGCCGACCGCTTTCGCGAACTTCGGTTCATTGTGCTCTTCGGCGTACCTCTGGATCGTGGCATCAACTCGCGTTGCGGACGCCTGGGCGCGAAGGGCTTTTTCGCTCATGGGCTTTTGCGCGATGCGTGAGACAGTGGTATTCGGCTTCGCCGCACGCGGCTGTGCCGTCGGTTCCTGCCTCGGTCGCACCCACACTGTCTGTCGCTTCCCGTCTTTGTTCGTGATTTGCTTTTTGACGAGTCCCTGACGCCCAGCTTCCGTGAGCAGTGAATAGGCCCCGGAAGAAACGACGATTGCCCCCTCTTCACCGAAGAATGAATCCCCCGAGCCGTCGCCATCGGCGGAACCCGGCGGCGCTGGAGACGGTGACGGGCTGACTGAAGACGGCGGGCTGCCCGATGGTGCTCCCGGCATCGCACCGCTGCTGGCTTGCAACTTTGCCAGGAACTTCGCCTCTTCCTCGAAGTTGGCCTGCTCGTGTTGCGGATCGAGCGATTCTTGAAGCTGCCACGTTGTCAGGCTCAATACCTTCGATTCGTTCATCGTCTTGCGGCGGGCGGTTTCCTCGCCTGGCTTCGGCGTTACGACTGCCGGCTCCGTAATCTCGATGTCGAGTTGATCGCGTTCTTCCCAGGTCAAGAAGCCCGCATTCGTCATCAGATCGAGGGCCTTCAATGCCACTGGCTTCTCGACCCCTTCGCCCCATTCGAGCTGTACGCCCTCGATGGTCACCGTAAGTGGTGAGCCGGACACGAGCGCGGACGCGAATGAATTGTTGCTCGCATCGCCGGAAAAGAACTCGGGGAAGTTCCAGCGAATACCGCACGCGCGAAGAACGGCCTGCAATGCCTCGATCCATCCGGACGGGCTCGCGGCAGGGCCGGCTTCAAGCTGCCGGTTGCCCTCAATACCGCGAATCTTCCCGCCACGGGCGTTGAAATAGGGCAAACCGGCTTGACCGAGATTTCCGACACTCCCGCCCGGAGACCCCGTTGCATTCTTCGGAATAAGATTGGCTACTTGGTCCGCAGTCGCCGTTGGGAACTTCTCGATCCACGCCCACTTCGCTTGCTCGACAGCCGTACCGACCATGTTCACGAGTAGCTGCCGAACGTGATCGAGCATATCCTGGAGCGGGAAGAAGTCCGGCCGGCCCCGCTTCACGAATCGCGATACATTGCACTTGATCCAATGGAATGGCGTTCGCGAATCGTCAGCATCGACCCATTCGCCGTGGGACTGACTACCGTCCATGTCCCAAATATGGGCCGCGAGAATCGGCCCGGCCTGGTCGCCTTCTGGCGTGCGGAACCCAAACGATTCGTCGGAAGTCACATCGCCGGACGGATGCCCGATTTGTTCAGGCAGTAGCAAGCGAATCTCGGGGATGTTGCGGTATCCCTGCGCGAAGTGTCGAACGCCGGTCTCGCCGTCAACCCGCCACGACTGGAACAACTCGCGGGATATGAGCGCCCACTTATTATGATCCCGCCACCGATCGATCGCCGACTGACCAGCTCTAACAACCGGATCGTCAGTCGTCTGTGTCGGATACGGCGTCTTCTTCGCCCCCTTGCGGCATACCTGCCACGAAAAACCCTTCCGCATGTGATAGTTGACGAGATTGGACAGGAAGCCGATTGCGTAGGGATTGGTTTCGGCGAGGAACCGGGAGAGTACCCGAAAGCCGCGGAGATCGATCTCCGACCAGATGAACGGAATGTCCCGGCCGCCCTGCCGGTCAGTCACTGTACCCGTACCACCACGCGACCACGCGAAGCCAAACGCCGGATAGCCGTAAGGTGTATTGGGAAGGTCTTGCCAGATCGCCCAAGTCTGGGGCCACCCACCGAAGGATTCGTTGAAGCGGCGTTGCAGTTCGCCGAGTGTGAATTGCGAGGGATTTGGAGCCGGGCTCTTTTCAGGATACCCGGCGACCTCGTGAGACAAGAGGGTCAGCGGGCCGGCCATGTAGAGCGGATGGCACGGTTACGAGTCTGCGCCACAACACAACGGGAATGGCGTGTGTTTCCCCACTTCCGTTTCCAGATCATACATGCCGTCCCACAAGTCGCGAGGGATCGACCCCGGCTTATCCCGTTCGCCTTTCTGCATGGCCTCAAGGACGAACTTCATCCGCTCATGAAGATTGCCAAGCTGTCTCGGTTTGGCGTCTTTGTATTGCTTCCAAGAATCATCACGCTTTGGATTAGGTAAGTCCTTCGTGACTCGGCGTTGGAGTTCCAGGAACTGGTCTTCTCGTTCACGAATCGCGCCGAGGATGTCTTTTCGATCCGCAGGAATGCGGCCCGCGAATTCTCGAATCTGTTCAAGACATCCTTTCATCCGTTCCGGCTGTGCGGCCAGAAAGAAGCACTCCGCCGCCGAAAGCCAGTCGGCGACGGCGGCATGCAAGCCTTGCTCGAATCGGATGGTTCCCATCCGGACCCGTGCGAATCCGGCCCTCTGGAGATGAATCGCAGCAGAAGCGTAGCGACCGAGGCCGCGGTCTCCATCGTAATCCATCATTTCATTGGAGGACTCGATCGAGAGTTTTTCATATTCGGTCGCCACGATCAATCCTCCACTTCCTTCGGCATCACCACGAGCGACCGGTGGTCGCTCTCCTCTGGTATCTGTCGCGCCACGATCTTATCCGTGCCCCGCTTCGTCGAATACAGGCCGCCGTTACGCAGCCGCTCGGCCTCGCGGTGGCACTCGCTCTTGATCGTCGGATGCACCCAGCCGCGGAACGCCCCGTCATTGTCATAAACGGCCTCCGCATCCCCCCTTGCCTCGAATGACCGCCTCGCCGTGGACTCATCGAACTTGTACGCCTTCTGCAACATCAAGGCAACCGCGAAGCTCTTTACATCCTCGATCTCTTCGCCTTCCAGGCCGTGCGACTTGGCAATCGCGGCGCCGATGGCGGCTGCCCAGCCCTCATGAGGCTCGGGAGCAATCTTCGGCTTTCGATTCGGGTCGTACTCATCGATCTGGCCGGCCACGTTCTCGAAAGCCTCGGGAACTGTTCGAGCTGTATCCGTCGTTCGAATGATCGCCTCGTCCTCAATTACCTCTTCGGTCAAGATCACCATCTTATCGCCTTCGGGGTCTTGTCGAACCTCGCCGTCGATACGGAACCGCGACACGGTGGATAGCGGCAATGTGGCCTCTTCGATTCGCTTGGGAATCAAATTGCTCCGGCCGCCGATGCTGGGCTCGACACTGATATTGCGGTCTTTGTGCAGTTTGACCATCTGCCGAACAATGGCCGGCGTAATCTTGCCGCCCGCGACGGCCGCTTCCTTCGCCTGCTTCTGAATTTCCTCAGGCGAATCGAGCAAAAGGTTCATCGCCGTCGGGGTTATGTTGTTGATCGGCGTCTCACGATGAGACAGGGATTTTGAAAAAGATGTCTCATGAGACACGTCGTATAGGTCGCCGAACACCTGAGCCGCCTCGATGCGGCGATAGACAGTGGCACGCGATAAGCCACTTTTCAACGTGATCCATGCGCGAAACTGACCTTCTTCCAATCGCTTACGGACTTCGATGAGAATGAGGCCGATTCGAACCCATCGCTCGGATGCCTCAGCGATCAACCGATTGATCTCGAACTCTTGCTGTTCCAACCAGGCCGACATCGCCGGCGTGAGTCCGGCATCTACGACAAGGGCCTTATCAGCACAATTCGCAATTTCGGTAGTCATGCCGCTCCACTCGTGATAGGATGGAATCCAGTCACAAAGCAGAGTGGGTTGATCGCAGCGCGAGCCAGGAAGGGGCCTCTTCTTTGCCGAGCTGCTCTTAATTCAGTATTGCCGCGATTGTAAGGTTTTTTTTTACATCGTCAATCAGTTTTTCGTCTTACGCAGTCAATAGCTCCAATCGTCGAACAGCCAAAGCCGCCGCGTCAGGTCCGTCGTCATATTCGCCCAGCGGCACGTCGCCGAGTTGACCCCGCAACAGTCGCCCGCCAGGCGTGTTCTTGATCCTGATTTGCTGCCGGCTCAAATACCCGCCCAGGCCGCGAATGCGGAACAACTTCGGCTCCCGCTGCGTGTAGGTCTGCCAGGGGATGAGAATGCCGGCTTCTTGAGTTTGCCGGGTCACCTCGGGCGTCATGAAGCCCATCGTTCCGTTGTCTTCGAGGATCAGGGAGTCCACCGGTCCCCAGGCTTTGCAAAGTTGAATCCCGCGTTTGATCATCTCGGTGATCGGCTCCCGGTTCAGCACGGCATCGAGATAGATCGTGTTGTCCTCGCCGAGTAGAGCCAGGACATAGGCTTGATAGTCCGGGTCGCGGCCGGGCTTCGGTGTGCCCACGTCGCGCCCTTTGCTGGGGTCCAACGCAATCACCTTCGCACGCCAGGTGTCCGGCCATTCGTCGAACCAGAAGCCTTCCCAATCGAACCATTCGGCGGGGAACTCGGCGCCTTCCAGTTGCACGAACTCGCCGCCGAGCTCCTGCCGGGCGAACTGGGTCTCACCGTACTGGCCAGAAATCTTTGTGAAGAAATGCTCGGGGAGGAACGGGTTCTCGTCGGTGCGGGCGCGGAAGATCGCCGTGTCCGGCTTGCCCATGGCGAAAACCTCATGGGTCCAGTGAGTCGGGCCTTTGGGAGTAAAGGCGGCGCGTAGTTCGCCTACCTCGATCGGGTCCTGCCGTAATCGTCCAATGCAAATGTCGTAGACCGTCTTCGCCATCAGACTGGCCTCATCGAGATCGACGCCGAAGAGATTCGGGCCGCGAAGGCTTTCGGGGTCTGTTGCCGATCGCAGCAGGATTTCCGAGTTCGTCCTCGGAAATAAAATCTGCATCTTCTGGCCTTTGAAATCGTGCGGTATTTCGAGCTGCCGGATCAAATCCATCAGGCTTCGAAGTGTCGAGTCCTGGAGCATCTTGTACGTCGGGGCCACCATCATGTACGTCTTGTTCCGCCGCAATCGCTTCAAGCGGTTGTAGCAGAGAACGTAACTTTTCCCCGACGCGATCCCGCCCACGAAGGCAGCGAATGGAACATCACAGTCGAGGAACTGGATTTGCTTCGGGTAAAGGAGAATTGGCGATTTGCTCACGAGTCCTCCGGCTGACTCTTCCTCTTCCTCCCGAGTAATGCATCGGCCTCTTCGCGGGTCTTGACGACGATCTCGGTCGGTTGACTGTTGACCTTGCCGGAATGTTCAATCTCAGTCTTCGAGGTGTAGCCGCGATCCTTGCCACGCGTTTCAAGGAAGAACTTTATCGCCGCGAACTCGCCATTGAGGATGGCACGGTCGAGGGCGCTTTCGGCCGTGTCGATACGCGATTGAATGGCATCCTGGATGACCGTGCGTAGTTCCAGGTGCTTATGAACCAGTAGGCTCACTGCTTGCCGGGTAACGCCAAAAGTCCGAGCGACGGCCGCTTGATTGCCATTGAGCTCGGCAAGCTTCTCGCGGACCTGATCGAGCTTCAGAATCGGCTTGAAACTACCGGCGTTTGGAAGCTGCTTCTTCTTGGCCTTCTTCTTGGACATGGTTCTTCCGATGGCACGATTACACCTTCGGCCGGCCACGCGTCCGGGGCGTCCATTTCTCAATCGCCGCCCGTGAGAACATCCATGAACTGCCGAACTTGAACGCGCCCGGCACAAGCCCTCGCTGGGCATGCTGCGCCATGGTTCGCATCGACAGACCCTTCAAGGCCGCCGCCTGCGCCGTCGGAATGAGATCGGCAGGAATGGAAATCACGGCTTTCTGATGCGCCATGCCAAATTATTACGCCGCCTAAGTGTATATGGCAAGAGGAGTAGATGAGAAGACATGAAAAACGCCTTTTTTATGGCATTTTGTGACTTGTAATTGCGCATGTGCGGCGTAATAATCTAGAAGAGGTGAGGCGAGTGACTTCACCGGCGAGTCGAAAAACTTCCTGAGAGGGGATCGATCATGGCGGCCGAACTCAGTTACAAGAATGGCGCGGCGGAACTGATCTACGTGGGCGAGACGCCCTGGCATCGCGAGGGGCACAAATTCGAGACGGCGCCCACCTGGGGTGAGCTGATGGCCGTGGTCGATTACGACCTGGAAAAGCGGCCCTACTTCCTGCCGGTGGTCGGCGAGAACGGGGCCAGCACGATGCAGCCGAGCAATGATGCCTTCTACATCGCTCGGGTGGACACGGGCAAGGCGCTGGGGACCGTGGGCAAGGATTATCGCCCCATCCCGAACCGCGAGGCGTTCGAGGTGCTTCGCCCGCTGATCGATGGCGGTGTGATGACGGTCGAAACGAGCGGCGTCCTGCGGGACGGGGCCGATGCCTGGTTACTGGGCCGGTGGGATTTGTCGAAGTTCGGGCCGGTGGCTCAGGACGTGTTCACGCAGACGGGCGAAGAGATTCTGCCCTTCGGGACGGTGATGGCGAACCACTCCGGCCGGCGAGCGGTGCTTCTCGGTCAGACGCCCATTCGAATCGTGTGCGCCAATACACTCGGGGCCGCGGAACGGGAAGGCGCGGCGCGGTGGTCCGCGATTCATCACACCGATGGCGGCAAGCTGCGGTTGGTGGAAGAGGCGCAACGATTGTTTGCCGGCGTCGTCGAGAAATACGAGATCATCGCCCGCCAGTATCAGGTTCTCCAGCGGACGATTCTATCGGAAACGCAGTTTGAGCAGATGATCCTGGATACGGTGTGTCCCGACCCGCGGGAAGAATCCGGCTGGAATCCGGAATCGATCATGGCCGAGAGCGTGGTCAAGCGGTTCCAGAAGAAGCGGGAAACGCTCCAGAAGCTCTGGCGCGAGGGGAAGGGCCATTCCGGGGAACCGACCGCCTGGTATGGCTATCAGGCCGTGTGCGAGGCCCTGGACCACAATAAGGACCTCTGGCCGACGCGCTCGGGTTGCTGGCGGACGCAGCAGCTGCTTACCGGGGCCTACGCCGAGATGAAGAACGGCGTTCTCGATCTGCTGGTGGATTTCTCGATGAGCGTTTGAGTTGTGGCCCCTCTTGCTGTCCCGGTGCTTTGCGGCCGGGGTGGCGAGAGCGGCCGGACTCCCCGGCCCTCATCACACGGGAGATTCATCATGCATCTGTTGCCCACTCGCAAGGAGGCGGAATCATGCGCTGTCTGAGCATTCACCAGCCATGGGCCTGGGCCATTCTTCACGCCGGGAAGAACGTGGAGAATCGCTTCTGGTCCACTCGATACCGCGGCCCCTTGCTC